CACCCCCTGAAAGTAATAAAATGAATTATTCCCATTTCAAAAGTTGTTTCAACGTTGAGATAAACACATATCATGCGCTTACCTGTATGGATGGTTTAATCAATGCACTGGTCAGAGGAAGCTCTGACCGAAGACTAATTGTTGGTTTTGTGAAGAATGAAGTCCCAACCTGGCTCAAGAGAGTCAGGTGCGAGAACGACATTCCACTAACAATTATCAAAGATTTGAATGTAAAACGAAAGTACTTTTACAAAAATAAGAGGATAGATAAAAATCATAAGATGATCTTCTACACGATCCCAGGTCCATCAGCACTTAGTGCCTTGTTCCTAGCGAGATCTGTATTAGAGGTCTTAAATGATAATATACCTAATTTTCATGATAAGTTTAAGGTTAAAGATCAACTGCAAATCTTCAATCACACGAGAGTGTGGACTGAAGAACAGTTTATCCCTTTTACTAAATACATGACAGCGTATCCTATCCCAAAAGTACTAAAAGGTGATAATCCCCTACCGCCGAAACCTGAAGGTTTCTCCAATCATCCACTTGTCTTCTCTGGACCTATCAAACGTTTCCTTAAATCAAGGTTAGTTTGTCGTAACTACATACCATTATGGTATGCTTATTTACAAGGTATTAAGAGAGGATGTGCAAGTGTTTCTCAAAATTTTGTTAAACAAGCTATGATCAAACATAGAGAGGTTCTTACAACAGAACCAGCTCCTATTGCTGAAGATTCGCGTTTAACGAGTTATTTTGAGAGATTTTGGAAAAACTTTAAGGCGCCAGAAGAGAGACTATATGAAGCTTCGACATCTGCCTCATATCAACGTAAACGTGATATGGGTGGGGCTCGAGAAGAAGTAAGAGGTCATTTTGGTGGTTTGGATCTGGTACATGTTTTGGATCGAGAGAAGAAAAATAAATATTTCTTTCAACTCCATACTGACGAACTACAATCTATGCGACTTATTAAAAACAAGGTCCACGAGATGAGAGGGGTAACCCTCCCACGAGTGAGTGATGTTATTTATGAAGCATTAGAGAGTGAACGAAAAGTTGGTGTCCAAGCTGTACTAGAGCCTTTAAAGGTTAGGCTTATCACTAAGGGAGATTCGCTGAGATACTGGTTGTCTAGATTTTACCAAAAAGGTATGTTTAGATATTTAGCACGAATGCCACAGTTCTCATTAATAGCGAATCCTCTCAACCAAACAGATTTATACGATTTGATAAAACGTGAGGAGAAAGTCCAAAGTAAATATTATGGCCAAGAGAAAGATATCTTTCAGAAATGGGTTTCCGGTGATTATTCGGGTGCAACAGATTCGTTAAATTTAAATTTTACGAAACTAGCATTTGAGAAATCATTAGAGAAAACTAATTATTCTAAAGAGTTAAATGAGGTACTACGTTCTGTTCTTTATGAACAAGAAGTATATTATCCTAACCTGAGTGGTGTCCCTAAAGGGATGCAGCAAAACGGTCAGTTGATGGGTAGTATCCTTTCTTTCCCTATTTTATGTGTTGTAAATTTAGTTTGTTACTGGGCTGCTCTAGAACAATATCTAGAGATGAAAGTCCGATTAGTTGATCTACCTGTTTTAATTAACGGAGATGACATACTATTTAGAAGTAACACTAAACTTTATGATATATGGTATAAAAATATTACAGAAGTAGGCTTCAAACTTTCCCTTGGAAAGAATTATATAGACAAGACCTGTTTAACGGTAAATTCGGAGATGTTCATACATAATACAGTTATGAACACTTTTAAGAAGTTACCCTACCTAAATACAGGCTTATTGATAGGTAAGAGTAAGACGAATCGTGAGTCTGATACGCCGATTTGGGATATGTACAACAAAGTTGTACATACTTCTAATGATCCGCTACGGACTCATAGGAGGTTTCTTCATCATAATAAGGAGAAGCTGTCTAAAATTACCAATAAAGGTTTATATAATCTATTCCTACCCCGCGAATTCGGTGGACTTGGTTTCGAACCCCCAAAGGGATTGAAATACGAGATTACTAGTTTTCAACGGCGTTTTGCAAGTTACTATTATAATAAGTTATTGACTGGCATTAAGGAGAATCGGGTGACTTGGAACGGTATCAAAATGATATCCGTTTCTGATAAACAAGGTTTATCAGTCCCACATTATCATGAGATAAGATTACAACCCAAAATAGGTCCCTTACCAGAGAATTATAGAGAATATGAGGAACATACTATCGATCCTTCAATATTGTCAAGTGTCCAATATGAAACTGAAACAAAATTTATTCTTCCGAGAGAATCGGAATTAAAAGAATATCGTTTACAGCATCCTGGACGTTTACCTGACAAGAAGATCAGACCCTTTCGCATTTGTGAAGTAATAAACCGACCCTCTTTATGAGGGTCTTTAAGTTCTATATTTACTTATGCAAAAGACGTCAAATAGTAATCAAAAGAAGATTGTTAAAAATAATAATAACAATGTCAACGGAAAATCACATCAGCTGGTCAAAGTGCCAGCAGCACAAGGATTTAAGAATCAAACTAAGGCTCCCCAGATAAATAGTCTGGAGAAGTCCAAAGATGGTTCCATTTTAGTGAGACATAAGGAGTATATTAAGGATATACAAGGATCAGCTGTGTTTGTTAATACTGCTTACGCAGTACAACCAGCCGTACCTGTATTATTTCCTTGGTTATCGTCTATTGCAGCACGTTATGAACAATATCAGTTTCGCAAACTTAAGTTTGTCTTTGAAACCGAGAAACCGACATCTGCCGGTGGTTCTGTGATGATTGCAATCGATTACGATTCCTCTGATGCTCCTGCTCAATCTAAATTATCCTTGATGTCCTATCATGGTGCTCAACGAGCTCCCATCTGGACATCCTGTGCTTATGATTGTGATAGTAAGAACTTAAAGAATTTTGGACCAAAGAGGTTCACAAGGATTGGTTACATTCCATCTGGATTGGATATAAAGACTTATGACCTAGGAAACTTTCAGATCGCAACTCAAGGTTGTGCTGATGCTTCTGTTATAGGCGAGCTTTATGTCGAATACGAGATCGAACTCCATACCCCACAGATCGACTACGAGTCAGAATTATTACAATTAGGAATTGCTTCAAGCTATACCGGTACTAGAACTACACCTTTTCAAGTGTTAGTTAGTACTGCTGGTAACCTACCATTAATCATGACCCCTTTAGGGCCAATATTCCGTGAACCTGGTTCATGGTGGATTATGTTAGCTGTTACTGGCACGGTTATAAACCCTGCTGCTTTTCCTACTGTTAATTATTCTGCCGGTGACAGTTTAAATTCTGCCGCGATCTTATGTGTTAACTCTGCTGCAACTTATGCAGTGTACCAATATTCCTTTAAGTCTGTTGTGACAGAAAGTTATGTACAATTTTCATTTCTTAATATGACTACGTTGACTAATATCTATATGAGAATAGCGACGTGTCCCTTCATTTAATTTAATCTATAATTTCTATAATAACTAATAACAGTATAAATCTAAAATAAGTGTATAATAATACACACATTCAAATCTATCAAACAATTAGCATTGATAAACCATCGTATACACAATGTCTAGCGCTTCGGCTGAGGATCAAAGGTAATAGAATCTGGGCAATAGCTTAGTTAAAATCTAATACTCAGAGCCTTAGTTGAGAATTTAAAGACAGTATCTCTCCTTTATGGAGACGAATCCGGGTTGATCGTATTATACGATCCATACTTTAATC